TCCATGTCAGGCTTGTCTGTGTAGGCTACAGAGTTATTAGCCAACGCACGTTGACCCTCGTTCTCCCACCAGCTACCTGACTTAGCGTGTGCCATGCGTCCGTCACTGAGGTTAGACAGGCTGATCATAGCTGAACGGCGTACACCACCCACTACTACAACCTCACCAATCTTACACATGATGTCGTGACACTCAATGCTAGTCAGCTTACGTCCTGCTGCTGCCTTAAACTTAGATACAACAAAATTAAACAGGTCATGGAGAGGTTCTGGCCCTGATGCTCTGCCACCAAAGGTCTTAAGTCTAGCACCTGCTGGACGAACAGCAGACAAGTCCCACTTGGGGATATCACCAGAGTAGAGGTGGGACAGTAGCTTGTGTAGTCCTCTAGCCCAGCCTTCCTTACTGTCCTTGACTGCAATGACATCATCACTCATGTCTAGTGCATCAGGTACATCAGGTAGCTTGGCAATAGACTGACGCTCTACGCTGAAGCCTACACCAGTACCACACAGTAGGATAAACATAGCCTCATCAAAGGCACGGATGTGATCCACTGGTAAGTAGCTACAGTTGTAGATGCAGGTGTTGTCACGATCTGCTGCTACCCCTGCTGTCATCAAGGCTCTCATGCTAGGCATAACCTCAAGGTTAATGATAGCTTCCTCGATTTCCTCTAGGTCTTTAGGTGGTAGTCCAGTAGTAGCAATGTAGTTAATGTATCGCTGTACTGTCTCAGTCCAAGTCTCTCTACGGTTCTCTTCCTCTAGCCATCGTGCGTACCTACTGGTAGCAATGAAAGTCTGGTAGTCTGTAGGTAGCTGATTGCTAATCATCGGTTGTCTCCCTCTCCGTGTAGTGTTCCGGCTTCCTGTCGTTTCTTTAACTTATCTGCGTTCATCTCTGCAATAGTCTGTAGTGACAGGCCACAGTCATGGGCTAGTGCCGCCAACATCCAGAGTACATCACCCATCTCTGCTGCAATAGCTTGCTTCTGATCCTGCATTGGTATCCCATCACGCATCATCTTAGCAATTTTACCTGCCACCTCACCAGCTTCTTCAGCAAGACCTAAGGCTGCGTAGGATACGGCATACTTCTTAGGGTATACTGCTGTCTTTATTGCACCAATCTGGTACTCATAAAAGTTCATCATTACCAATTCTTTCCTTTAGTCTTTTCCATAAGCTCTACCATCTTCTTGAGATACCAGATAGCTTTCTCTGCATCCTGAATAGGATTACCCTTCTTGAACAGGCGTGAACCTGTGTACTTAATCACGTTGCCATGACAGTAGCTGATGGCATCCCATTCACCTAACACATCCACGATGTAGTCAATGGTTTCAATCTTACCGTCAGCATAGTGAGCAGGACTATTAACCATGTCATCAATGTGTGGCTGCTCTGAGTTAGCTAAGTCTTTCATAAAAGCCTCGTGTCTTATTGGGGTTGCCATAACTTTACCTCACCTGTGTCTGTGTCGTACTCACCATTACGTAGGATACGTGCTAGTCGTGCGTTCTCTAAAGCTACTTCTTCAGATAAACCTTTACTCTCAAACGCAGCAACAACCGAAGCCCACGAACAATTCTCTGATAAGATTTTATTAGCAGTGACTGAGCCAACTGAAGGACATCCCTTGTAGTTGTCTGTGCTATCTCCGATAAGCGTTTGATAGTAGAAGTTATACTTAGCTTCTTCCTCAGTGATTGTAACAACTTCTCCATTGATCCAATGCTTTGCTGGTACAGTTTGTAAGTCCTTATCTTCAGACCACACAATAGTATCTGTATTCGCAGTAGATAATATCCCAATGACATCATCTGCTTCTACTCCTCTGTAAATTATAGTGTTGTATTTACTAGCTATGTATTCTCTAGACCACGGAAGCAGCATTGGCTTGCGTGTATCTGAACGATTAGCCTTGTAGTATGGGGCAATCTTTTTACGGAAGTTTTCCTTATCTGATAAGGCAACAATACAATCCTGTACTGGTGCTTCTTCTACCAGCTTTCCAATCTGGTCATCAATGATTGCAGATACCTCGTTCTCAAAGCAGTGTAAAGTCCACAGTCCATTACCCCAGTTAGTGGGTTTCTCTGCTGAAGCACAGGCTTTGTAAGCAATAATGTCACCATCAATAAGCAGTAGGGTCATCATCCACCTCCTCTTTTCTCTCATGTTTTCTTAGGATGCGTAGTCCTGTCTGTACCTGAATGTAGTCTAGGTAAGACTCAACGATCCACTTAATGCTTAGGCATATACTAACACTCATAAACGAGCAGGTTAGTATTAGCTTCCATACGAAATCAAAGTCCATTCTGGATACACTCCTTCGCCTGACCAACAGACATCTTGAACCACTCACCCCTACGCTCAGCTACCTTCTCAGCAGCTTGATGTGCAGCAGCCTCAGCCTTACGTCTATCATCAGTAGACACAGAGTACATCAGCCTGTAGTTACGGAAGGGACTACTAGTCTGATAACCATTCAGCCTATCCTCCGCATCAATAGCCATGCCAATCTTCACCCACTCAGGCCACGCTGAGTTAGTAATGATGTAGACCTGACCTTCTCTACTACGCTCATAGTTCTGAAGACCAGAGAAGGCAGCATCATCAAATGACTTGTACCGTCCTGCTTTGTACAGTGGATGAGAATTTGGTATGTACTTACCATTGACATACATTCTCTGAGGATTTTTTATAGGATTAGATTTGTTGTTGTAGATTTCATTATGACAACTCTTACAAATCTTTTCGTTTTTCTCTACCCTACTTTTATTCCAGTTATGTTCTGTTAGCTCAACGCTACAATGTTTACAGTTATTAGTGGGTGTCTGCCCAGTTACTTCCGTACTTGTACTCACTGTCGAGTCTACATCTGAACTTGAAGTGTCCTTCAACGTCCCGCATACACTTAAGAATAACTCGCCCTGCTTCATCTTCCTGTCCCTTCTTTACTACTACTTGAACTTCATCATGGATAAACGCTACAACTCTTGCGTCTAGCTTAGCCTTCTCTAAGGCACGACATATAAATACGTACCAAGTCTTACAGATAATTGCACCACAACTCTGGAGTAGTGTGTTGAGTGCAGCATGGCTGTGTCGGATAGGAATGATACGTCCATCCAATCCCTTAACAAACCCACGCTCATCTGCTGCCTTGGCAACAGCATCCCTCAGGTACTTAAGTGCTGGTAGTTTCTTCAAGAACTTAGTCTTGATTGCCTTACCTTCCTTCGCACCCTTGCCTATGATCTTGCCTGTCTTCTCATCACCTGAACCATAGAGGAATCCATATATGAATGTCTTGGCTTGGTTACGTGAGTCCAGACCAGCAGCCTTTTGATTAGCAGTATGAATGTCACCATTCAAGACCACATCAGCATACGATCCATTGTCATAAGCAGCCATATAATGAGCAAGGCAGCGTAACTCAAGACCAGAAGCGTCAGCACCAAGTAGACTATACCCGCTAGGAGAGATGAATAGTTCTCTACACTCCTTACCGTATGGCGCACCAACGCTTGGCACTTGGGCTGTGTTAGGATTGGAATGAGTACAACGAGAGGTAACAGCACCCATGTGGTTAACTCGTCCATGTATCTTGCCTCCTGTCTGCATCTTTAGCCATGCCTGTTTGCCAGTACCTAGCTGACCAATACGTTTGTTCAGCATGAGGTACTCATTAAGTAGCTCTGCTTCAGGCATATCAATACCAGATAAGATAGTCTCATCTACCTTAGGGTCTCCACTGTCAGTGAATACCTCAGGCTCCCAGCCACGCTTCATCAGTCGGTCAGCAATCTGCTGTCGTGATGCAGGGTTGAAGGGGATAGTCTTTGTCTTAGTCTTTAGCTCTACAATAGTAGGCTCAAAGGTCTCTTGAAGTTTGTCTTCGATCTCCTGCTTACGTCCCTGTAGCTTAGCAAACAAAGCCTCAGCCTTGGATACGTCAAATGGGAAACCATTCTCCTGCTGCTTAATTAGCAGAGTATGTATCTCAGTCTCTAAGTCTAAGGCTTCCTTGCTAAAATTTTTCTCCAGAATTTTGGAATATAATTTAGCTGTAACCTCTGTGTCTTGGATGCAGTAGTCGAGCATCTCAGGGGTGTATGTTGCAAAGCTCTCGCTGCCACTATTGAAATCACCTTTTAATTCTCCTAGTCTGTAGCCCCATGCCTTGAGACTATGACTACCAATCAACTTAAGGGGAAAATGTTTCGCCTTGTTTAGCTTGAAGTCTAGTTCCTTTACATGAGGCCATATTGTTCTAGAGTATACCAACGTGTCAATGACCTCACCCTTGTAGGTGTAGTCATACAACTTCTCTACCACTCGCAAGTCATAGTCAATAATGTTGTGACCAATAAGTGCCTTAGCCTTGTCCATAAAGGCTAGTGCTTCCTGCGTTTGTGTTGGGTCAAAGGTGTATACTTCATTAGTATCTACAGCCCTAAAGACATGACACCATACTGTGGTCACATCATCATAGAGATTGTCTGCTTCTATATCCCAGATATATTTCATACTGTGTCTCCGCACTAGTTAAAATTCTTCTTCAATGTCTTCGTCTTCCCATACAGTTTCAACCATACGTCCTGTATCCTTACGATACTCAAGGGCAGTACATAGACCAGTCTCTCCAGACCAACGGTTCTTTAGTACCCTGACCTGACTGATGTTAGCATTGTCCTTGTCTTGCTGGTTCCTTTCTAATCCTATTACAATGTCACTAAGCTGACCGATAGCAGCACTACCACGTAGCTGGGCAAGGGATGTCTGTGCGCCATCCTCATGTCCCCTATCACCTGACGGACGCTTGAGGTGTGAGATCAGGATCATGCCACAGTTCAACTCCTCAACCAAACCCCTAAGCTTGGTCATGGTGTTGTCAATGATACGCCTCTCGTCACCACCCTCTAGTCCTGAGACAACAATAGAGATGTGGTCAAGTACAATGAAAGAACAGCCACATCCACGTACCAGATACCGTATCTTAGATAGTAGATTATCACTGTCAGTAGAACCCCAGTGGTCATACAGATACACACGCCCTGTACCAAGGGTGGAGTCAAACGCATCCTTCATTTCCTGTTCTGTAACATCTTCGTTGTTGTTTAGGTGTAG